GGCTTCGGTCTATGAAAGGCGAATCCGAGGCCTCTGGTATTCGGGTCAAGCTGTGTAATCAGACGTAAATCAAAGGAATCAAACGCGATGCCACGTGGAGGAAGACGGCCAGGAGCCGGAAGGAAGCCAAAGACGCCGCTCGCGAAGATCTTGGCGCTGCCGTCGGTGCCGGTGTCGCCGACGTTGCCGCCGGCTGTCGAGGAGTTCGACGCGCCTGACACGCTGACGCGTGAGGAGCGGGTGGTGTGGCTCCATCAGGCGCCGTTTGCGTTCCGGATGGGGACGCTGACCAGGGCGACCGCTCTGGCGTTCGAGCGGTATTGCCGGATGGTGGTGCAGGAGACGGTGGAGGCGAAAAGCTCGGCGGTCAACGGGCCCGGCCACCGGGGGTTGCGGCGTGACATCAACATGCTGGAGTTGCAGTTCGTTCTGACGCCGTGTGGGAAGCCAATGCCAGATCTCCAGGCGGCCGGCGGGAAGTCCACGGCCAGTGAGGCTGGCGGGAAGTTGGCGCGGTTCAGGAACGGATGATGAGCGACCCAGTCACCCAGTACGCGCGGCGTGTGGGGGCCGGCGAGGAGATCGCGAGCGCGCTCGTCCGGAAGGCGTGCGCCCGTCACCTCGCGGACCTCGAGCACGGATCGCGGCGCGGGCTCGAGTGGCGACCGGCGGCGGCCGGCCGGGCGATCGACTTCTTCGCGGATGTCCTGTTCCTCCCGGAGTACACCGACGCCACCGAGGACGTGGCGGCCTCCTCGAGTAGCGAGCCGCGGCCGTTCGTGCTGGCGCCCTGGCAGGCGTTCATCGTCGGCAGCCTGTTCGGGTGGTACACCAGCGGTGGGTTCAGGCGATTCCGCGAAGCCTACATCGAGACGTCCAAGGGCGCAGGCAAGACGCCGCTCGGCGCCGGGATCATGCTCTACCTCCTCGTGGCGGACGGTGAGCGCGGCGCGCAAGTCTTTCTGGCCGCCGTCACGAAGGACCAGGCCGGGTATGCCTGGCGCGACTGCCGGGCGATGGTGCAGGCGTCACCGGAACTGTACGCCCTATTCGGGGAGGACGGGTTTCTCGCCAACGAGCTCCGGGTGACAGAGGATGGGTCGTTTCTGAGGCCGGTCTCGTCGGAGAAGCGCGGCCTCGATGGGAAGCGCGTGCACGGGGCGCTCGTCGACGAGCTCCATGAACATGCGACCCCGATCGTGGTGAATAAGATGCGGGCCGGGACGAAGGGGCGCCGGAACGCGCTGATCGTGAAGACCACGAACAGCGGGTTCGACCGGACGTCCGTCTGTTGGCAGCATCACGAGTACTCGCGTCGGGTCCTCGACGGATCCATCACGAACGACACCTGGTTCGCCTTCATCTGCGGCCTCGATCCGTGTCAGGCGTGCGCGACTAAAGGGCTGTGGTTTCCCCAGGAGGACTGTCCGCACTGCGACGACTGGAAGACCGAGGGGCCGCACTGGTTGAAGGCGAATCCCAACCTCGGGGTGTCGCTGCCGTGGCAATACGTGCGCGAGCGTGTGAGCCAGGCGATCGGGATGACGAGCCAGATCAGCGACGTCCTGCGGTTCAACTTCTGCGTGTGGACGCAGGTCCATAGCCACTTCCTGGACGTGGCGCGCTGGCAGCTGTGTGAGGGGGCTGTCACGGAGGCGGAGCTGGCAGGCGCGCGCTGTTTTGCGGGGCTGGACCTAGGGCAGTCCGATGACTTCACGGCGTTCGTGCTGGTGTGGATGCTCCAGGACGGCCGGATCGCGATTCGACCGAGGTTCTGGATACCGTCGTCGGCGCTCGAGAAACCGGGCCGGCCGTATCAGGACTGGCAGCGCGCGGGCGCGCTCGTCGTCGTGCCCGAGAGCGAAATCGTGGATTTGAACCAGGTCCAGGCGGAAGTGCAGGCGCTCTGTCTCGAGCACGGCGTCATCGAGTGCGCGTATGACAAGCGGTTCGCCGAGCAGATGTCCCAGAGCCTGACCGCTGCCGGGATCATGATGGTCAACACGGCGCAGGGGTTCCAGCTGACCGAAGCCCTTCGGAAGCTGTCGGACCTCGTGACGAACGAGACCCTGATCCACGACGGCAACCCGGTCATGACGTGGATGGCCGGGAACCTGGTGGTCAAGCACGGACCGAACCGGACGATGCGGCCTGACAAGGACAAGGCGACCGAGAAGATCGACGGAACAGTCGCGCTCGTGATGGCGCTCGACATCATCGTGCGGCAACCGGCCGACGGCGACGTGAGCGCAGATGACCTGGTGATGGTGCTATGAACGTCTTTCAACGCACGTGGCATGCCCTGACGGGTCGGTCCTACTCTCCTGGCCCCTTGACGTGGGAATCCCTGATGCGCGAACACGTCAACACCAGCTCGGGGATCGCCGTCAGCGAAGAGACGGCGCTGCACCATTCGCCGATCTGGTCGGGGGTGTTCCAGCTCGCCGGCGACGTGGCGAAGTTGCCGCTCTCGCATAATCGCGTGCTAGCGAACGGCGGACGGCAGGTCTTCGCCGGGAAACTCCACGCCATCCTGCACGACAAGCCGAACCCGGAGATGACGTCGTTCAAGTTCCGGGAATGCATGCAGGCGCTGTGTCTGCTTTACGGGAACGCGTACGCCGAGATCATCCGGGACGCGATCGGCCGTGTCGCGGGTCTGTATCCGATCGCGCCGCCGCGTGTCACACCGGTGCGCCAGGAGAGGACGGGGCGCCTGGTATACCGGGTTCAGCAGCCGTCGGGCGGTCAGGTGCTCGTCCCGCCAGAGAACATGATTCACCTGTCGAGCCTAAGTACGGACGGGATCCTCGGCCAGTCCATCACGGAACACGCGCGCGAGTCGATCGCGCTCGGTCTGGCGACGGAGAAGTTCGGCGCTACATTCTTCGGAAACGGCTCAACATTCGGCGGCGTCGTTGAAGTCCAGCAGATGCTGAACGGCCCGAAGGGCGAAGAGGTCAAGGCCAACATCCGGAGCGCGATTGAAGCGGTCCACTCCGGAGTCGAACGGGCGCACAAGATCCTGGTTCTCGGCGGCGGCGCGAAGTTCAACCAGCGCGGCACAAACCCGAATGAGGCGCAGTTCATCGAGACGCGCAAATTTCAGATCCAGGAGACTTCCCGGTGGCTCGTGATGCCGCCACACAAGCTGGGGGACCTCGACAACGCGCACTTCACGAACATCGAAGAGAGTGAGATCCAGTACTGGAAAGGGACCGTCCACCGCTGGCTGAAGATGTGGGAGCAGGAGCTGCAGTCGAAGCTGATTCCTGCACTCGAGCAGAACCTCCAGTCGATCGACTTCAATATGGAGGCCGAGCTTCGCGGCACGTCGCAGCAGCGGGCGGCCTTCTACAAGGAGATGCACGGGCTCGGGGTCTACACGGTCAATATGATCCTTGAGAAGGAAGGGCTTCCGACCATCGGTCCTGACGGGGACAGGCGATTTGTTCCGATGAACACATCGATTCCACTGGACCGTGTCGATGAGTATGTGGACTCAGTGATCAAAAAGAACCAGCCGCCGAAGCCTCCGGAGTTGCCTGTACCTGCACCCAAGCCTGACGAGGACAACGAGCGCATCCTCAATGAAGTGAAAGAACTCGCGGCGGCGGTGACTCGAAAACTCGAGCAGGACGTCGTGGACGCTACGGCGAAGGTCGCCGAGGCTGAGCAGCGAGCTGCAGCGGCGCAGGCGGCGGCCGAAGCGGTCACATCGTCCGAGCAGGCGGCCCGTGCTCAGGCTGAACAAGGGGAGCGCCAAGCAAAAGATGACGCCGCTGCGGCGCGCGTCGGGTTAGAGGAGTCGGAGGCCCGGCTTACGCAGGCACAGAGCGAGACCGAGACAGTCAGGGCGGATGCTGAGGCGAAGCAGGCCCTGATTAACGCGGCGATGGCTGATGTGGTGGCCAAAACCGAAGCTCTCAGGCAGGCTGAAGCCGTGGCGTTGGAGCGGACGGAGGCGGCTCGAGTGGCAGCGGAGAAGGTGGCGGCGTCTGAAGCGGTGGCCCAGGAGCGAGCCGCAGAGGCCGAACGCCTTCTGGCTGAAGTGTCGGCCGCGGTGGAGGCGAGAGACCTAGAGCGTGCAAGGGTGGAGCGAGTCGAATCCGAGTTGGCCGATCGACGGAAGTCTGAGCAGGCAAGACTAGTGCGAGTCGTGACGTCGCATCGGGCGCTGGTGCTCGACGTGTTTCAGCGGGTGGCTCGGACGGAGACGGAGCGGGCTCGACGACGTGCGGCGAATCCGGACCAGTTGCGAAAGTGGGCGGATGCCTTCTATGACGACATCGGCCGCGACATCTGCGCCGACATGCTGGTGCCGGCGATCCAGACGCACCTAGCCTGGAAGGGGTCCGACGAGGATCCGCGGGCGGTGGCGCGGGCGATGGCTAATGACTATTACGACGAGTCGGTCCAGCAGATCCGGACGATCTGTGAGGGGTTCGTGGGGGACGAGTATCACGCGTCGGTGACGCGGATGCTCGAGCGGTGGGAGCGTGAGCGGCCGCACATGGTCGCAGATAAGGTGGTCCGAGATGAAATCGCCGCACTCGTCAGCCGATCCTGAGCTGGAAATCCGCACGACCGGTTCGGCGTCGGTCGACCTGGCCGATGATGCCGTCATCCGTGGGTATGCGATTCGGTTCAACACGCTCTCCGGCAACCTGGGCGGATTCAGGGAACGGATCGTGCCCGAAGCGGTCGACCGGTCGCTGAAGGGTGACGTCCGCGCGCTGGTCGACCACGACACGGCCAAGATTCTTGGGCGCACGAAGGCCGGCACGTTGTCGATGCGGAAGGACACTAAGGGGCTCAAGGTGGAAATCGAACCAGACCCCGAGATCAGCTATGCCAGGGACATTCTGCGGTCGGTGAGCCGGGGCGACGTGTCGGGGATGTCGTTCGGATTCCGCGTGCTCGACGATGCCTGGGATGAGGACGAAGAGAGCGGGATGCCGATCCGCACGATTCTCGACATGACCATCGCGGAAGTGTCGATCGTGACGTTTCCGGCATACGCGGAGACGTCGGCCGAAGTAGCGAAGCGGTCTTTGAACTTGTTCCTCGCAAAAAAGAAGGGCGCGAGCGACTGGCGGGCCAAGTACCACGAGATCCAGACGATCGCCGGGATTTGACAGAGAAGCGGACGAAGCCGTAATATTCCATTTCGAAAGACCTGAACGACTCGCGCGCGTCCCGTCGGCAGACTGACCACGCGCGCGATCGACAATCCAAGGTGAGATTCGCGCTTCGGTAGACCGGGCGCAGTCCATCGGCAAACCCAAATAGCGATTTTTGGGCTTGCCTGTAGGCTGCGCCCGTTTCGCGTCCGGGCTGTTCTCCAGGCAAGCGCACCACGAGGACAGCCAAATGACGTACGACGAACTCGTCACAAAGATCGGACAACTCAGTCAGCAGTCGAACGAGATCGTCACTCGGAACGCCAACAACGACGAGTGGCCGTCAGAAGACAAGGTCAAGTTCGACCAGATCCACACCGAGATCCGCAAGCTTGGCGAGACCAAGACCCGGATCGACCAGCAGCGGCGGATCGAAGCCGAACTGAACCAGACCACCCGTCAAACCGAACCCGACGAGCTCCGTCGCCAGGGGCTCACCGGCCCGAACAACCAGCCCCTCAAGCGCGCGTCTGATGAGGAGTGCGACTTCGCGCTGCGGGCCTGGCTGATGGCGCAGCACGGGGCTGACGCCGCGCAGCGGATCAAGACGGAGTGGAGATCCGCCGCGCAGAAGTTGGGCGTGAATATCGCCGACGGGTCGTTTCCGTTCAGGCTCGCGTCACGTCCCCCGCGCTCGACCCGCACGGCCGATGTCGACGCGTGGGAGACCCGCGCGCTGACGCTCACGACGACCGCCGGCGGCTACCTCGTCTCGGCGGAAATGAACCGGGCGCTCGAGGAGGCGCGGCTCTATTACGGGCCGATGCTCCAGCTCGCGACCACGATCCGCACCGACACCGGTGCGACGTTGCCGTTCCCGACGTTCAACGGCACGGCGACCAAGGGCCGGATCCTGTCCATCAACACCCAAGTCACGCTGACCGACCCGGCGTTTGGACAGATGACGCTGAGCGCGTTCAAGTACTCGTCAGACGGCGTGCTGGTGCCGGAGGAACTGATCCAGGACAGTGGCGTGCCGATGTCGGACTTCCTGGGCCGCGCGCTCGGCGAGCGCATCGGGCGCATCCTGAACGAGCACTTCACGACCGGCGCCGGCACGACGCTTCCCTGGGGCGTGGCGGTGCGTGCGACGGCGGTCAACCTGGGGACCGGCACGGCCGCCGGGTTCGGGTCGACCACGGACGGCACGGCGTACCGCAACATCCTGAAGATCCTGCACGGCGTCGACATCGCCTACCGGAGCGGCGGTGAAAAGGTCGGCTGGATGATGAACGACGCGACACTCCAGGTGATCGCCGGGTTCGTCGACGGCCAGGGCCGTCCGCTCTGGGTGCCGTCGCTTGTCGCTGGCGAGCCCGATCGCCTCATGGGCTACCGCATCTTCATCAACAACGACATGACCTCCACGTTCGCCAACAACGCGCGAACGGTCCTGTTCGGCGACTTCTCGAAGTACATCGTCCGAGAGGTGCGGGACATCGCGGTCGTGAGCTCGCGTGAGCGGTACATCGACTTCCACCAGACGCTGTTCCTGGCCTTCGGCCGGTACGACGGTGACCTGCTCAACGCCGGAACCGGTCCGATCAAGGCTGGCGTCCATCAGACCTAGTTCGACACTGAGTTCGATGGAGTTCGCGATGCTGGAGGCGGCGCCTGAGCGCGCCGTCTCACGCTCAGGGAAGCCGATGAAGGCGTTCCTCCTGCGAAAGTGGGCTGGGTATATGCCGGGCCAGGTGCTGACGAATGTTGTGCCTGGCTCGGTCCCAACCGGCGTTGCGCGCTTCTACGCGGACGACGAGCCGACCCCGTGCGACATCGTGAAGGGGTCAGGCCTGGGCCTAAAACCGCTGGATGTGGTGAACGACGCGATCGATCCGGCGGCGGTAGATGCTGTCGACGCGGCGCACCGCCGCGCGCTCGACGCTGCACGGAACAGGTGACGCCGTGCCGAGTACTCCGTATCAGTCTTATGACGCGTATCGGCTGGAGTCGTGGCGCACGCGCGGCGTGTCCAGGTTAGTCACGGCTCCGAGCGATGAGCCTGTCAGTATCGATACGCTGCGATTGCACGCCGGCATCACGGCGGCGGACGCGGAACTATTGTTGCCGCTGCGGATTAAGGCGGCCCGCGGGTTCGTTGAGAATTATACCGGCCGGGCGCTGTGGACGCAGACATGGCGGGACACCTTCGACCAGCTGCCGTGTGGGTACGCGCCGCTGATGCTCGGGCGTGCGCCAGTGATCGCGATCACTTCGATCACGCAGTACAGCCCCACGGACACCGCGACGGTGCTCGACCCGTCGAACTACCGCCTCGACGCCGATTCGGTGCCGGCGCGTGTCGTGGTCGACGACGGGGTGTACTGGAATCCGGACCCGAGGCGTTTTGGCAGTCTGGTCGTCGAATACACCGCGGGGTACGGGACGAACCCGGAAGCCATCCCGGCCGAGCTCCGGCATGCGGTCATTCTCCTGGCGACGCAGTGGAGCACGTATCTCGAGGCGGCCTCTGACATCGAGGTGCAGGAGATGCCGCTCGGCGTGCGGGCGCTCCTAGATCCGTTCATGGTGGTCGCGTGAAGAGAGACGTCTCCGCGCCGCTGCGTGCCAGTGATTTACGTCACTCCGTGACGATTCACGCTCCGGCCGGCACGCTCGACCAGGTCGCGCGGGATGTCGAGACCGGCGTCCCGGCGGCGATCACGGTGACGCCGGTGCCGTTCCAGACGCCTGAGCGGTTGGCCGCCGGCGGGCTCCAGGCGCAAACCCTGTATTCGATTGGGCTCCGGTATCGCACGGACCTGCGGCCGGATTACGTGCTCGTCGAGGAGTGCTGCACGCAGCGCCAGTTTCAAATCCTCGCGATCGTGCCGTCGGATCGGCGCGACGCGATTGATATGCGCTGCGTGACGGCGGACTGAGATGTCGGCGCTCGGTGGGGTCTATTCGGCGCTGAAAACCGCGATCGCGGCCGATTCGGGGGTCGCGGCGCTCCTGGCGGCGGCCCCGTTCGCCGGCGCGGGAGTCAACGGAAAGGCGGTCTACGACGAGGGCGCGGTCCCGCAATTGTCCGCGGTGCCGTACCTGACCGTCGGGGCCGGGACCGAGTTCCCGCAGTCGACGTTTCGTTCGAGGGGCTGGAATTGCACGGTCCAGGTGAAGGTCACGGCGCGCGGGTCGGAAGCGAGCGGGCACGCGATCGTCGAGGCGTTGTCGGCCCTGCTGTTACCGCCGGGGCCCTACGAGTTGACTGTGATCGGGTTCACGCGATCGTGGGTTGACGAATTCACGCTGCAGCCGACGCTGATTGAGCTGATCGCGGGGGTCACGACGCGAAGCTGGCCGGTCATCCTGCGGGTGATGGCGACATGAGCGCGGCATTGCTCGCGCAGCTGTACGCGCTCCGTGCGCAAGTGGACGCGGTCATCGTCGCGGTGCAGGAGCACGTGCCACAGCCAGCGCCGCCGCTGGACCCGGCGGACACGTGTCCGACCTGCGGCGCGACAGGAGATGCCGTGCTCGACACGTCGACGCTCGACGGGACGAGCCGCCGGCTGTGTTCGGTGTGCCGATCGGATTGGGTGCTCTGAGTCAATGCTGACGCCGGACACGGTCCACATGATGGCGCAAGTCATCCGGCATCAGCGGGCGCTGGCGACGTCGATTGAGAAGTGGGTGCGGTCGCCGACCTTCAGTCGGCAGCAGGCGGAAGCGGCCATTTTCATGTTTCGAGGAGTGCTCGACAGTTATGAAGCGCAGTTAAGCCAGGTCATCACGTCAGACAAGTAAACCGGAAGTCAATCGGGGCGTGTCGCAGGTCCAGCCCTTCCGCTCACGCGGATCGCCTGGCCTCTCCCGGAGGGCGGAGTCTCTCAGAGGAGTAGGCGCATGGCAGCACTTCCCGGCATTGGGGCAAGTCTCAAGGTGGATTCCGCCGTCAACGTGTTGACGGAGATCGCGACATACCTGACGGACATCAGTGGCGACGTCTCGACCGACGAGCTGGACGGGACCACGTTCCAGCCCGGCGCGACGTCGCCGACAAAGTACATCGTGTTCGGCGCGACCGAACGTACGATGGCCATCACGGGCATGTGGGTCCCGGCCGCGGAGACGTTTTTCGCGGCGATCGACGGGCTCCAGAACCTCGATTACGAGTACGGGCCGGAGGGCACGGCGAGCGGGAAGACCAAGATCAGCGGCACGCTCAACGCCGGTGGCTGGTCGGGTCCGCAGCAGACCGTCAATGGGTTGATCACATTTACGATGACCTTCAAGGTCAACAGCCGGACCGTCAGCACGTTCTAACCGCGAGAAGGAGACGGAGAGTCATCATGGCAGATTTGACCATTACCGCGGCAAACGTGCTCTTTACCTCAGGAACGAAGGAGTTCGGGGTGGCTGGCGCGTCGATCACGGCGGGCCAGGCGCTCTATCTGGACAGCGCGACCAATACCCTCAAGCTCACGCAGTGCGACGGGACCGCCGCCGAAGCGGCGGCCGTGGGGATCGCGCTGAATGCTGCCGGCACCGGTCAGACGGTCGGCTATGCGAGGACCGGGGCGACGATCAACATCGGCGCGACGACGGCGAAGACGACGACGTACATGGTGAGCGCGGCCGCCGGCGGCGTGGCGCCGAATGCCGACATCGTCACGGGCGGCCATCGTCTCGTACAGCTCGGCTACGCGACCGATACGGCCGGCGTCTTCGTCGTGCAGATCGTGAATCGGAACATCACGGTCTGATCGCAGGGATCCCGACTCTGGCCGGCGATGGGCGCCGGCCTCACTCGGAAAGGGCGTGGTGTGTGGCGGTGATCGACTTCGGTGGGAAGCCACGGACTCTCAAGTTCGACCTCGCGGCCATTCGTGATCTGGAGACGGCGCTCGACGGCCGTCCGCTGGCGACCGTGATCGGGGACATCACGCGGATCGGCGTGACGGCCACGACGGCGGCGCTCTGGGCGGGCCTCAAGCACGAAGACAAGACCCTCAATATCAACCTCGTCACGAAGATGCTCGAGCGGCACTTGAGCGAAGGGAAAGGGCTCCGAACGCTGGCGCGGGCGATCGACGCCGCGCTCGAGGAGACGGGGCTCTTCAAGACGGACGAGGACGATGACGTGGGAAACGGACCGGCGGCGGAGCTGTAGAAGCGCCGCCGCCGTCATTCCGTGCGTGGCTCGAGTGGGCGGAAGCGTGGGGGATCGGCGAGCTCGGTCTGATGCCGGCGCAGTTCTGGTCGCTGACGGTGCGGGAGTTCTGGCTGAAGTGGCACGCCTACGCGCGCACCGAAGATCGGCGCCGGTCCCTGCTGTTTGAATACCTCGGGATGACGGCGTCGGCACAGATGAAACCGTCGGACCGGTCGAAGGTGTGGCGCAGCGTGAATCAGTTGCGGCGGTATCCGCTGAAACGATGGCTCTTACCAGACGGACCGACGTCGTAAGGCTCGAGGGGATGGACGCGCTCCAGCGGGCGCTGAAGGATTCGCTCGAGGAGATGCGGGCGCAGGTCGCGCAGGCCGTCGCCGTCACGACGTTCGCGGCGGCGCAGGGCGTGCGGGCGCGGGCGCCGCGGGACACGGGGCTCCTGCTCAGCCAGATCACGTCGTCGTCCCGCGGGCTGCGCGGGGTCGTCGAGATGGGGGTAGACGCCTTTTACTGGCCGTGGGTCGAGTACGGGACTGTGAAGATGGCGGCGCGGCCGTTCGTGCGGCCGGCGGCCGAAGCCGAGTTCCCAAACCTCGAACGCCGGTTGAGGGACATCGGGACTCGGCTCGAGCGCGGCTTCACCCTGGCGAGGGCTGCTTAGATGGCGGCAGCCTCCCTGATGATCCGGATCGGCGCGCAGGTCGCCGAAGCCCAGAAAGCCTTCGCCGAGGTCACGCGCTCCGCGCAACGATTCGAGCGCGACTTCGCGAATACCGCGTCCTCGGTCTCGGCGCAGCAAAAGCGGATCAATGACGCGTTCGCGACGTTTTCCGGCGACCGGCTGGCGCGGGATGCTTCGGCCGTCGCGAAGGCGGTCGAGCAGATCGGCGGGGCGGCGCGGCTGACCGCCGCCGAGCAGGCCAAGGTCAACGCGCTGATGACCGAGGCGATCGCGAAATACCAGGCGCTCGGCCAAACCGCGCCCAAGGCGATGCTCGATCTCGCGGCGGCGACCCAAAAAGTCGAGACGGCCACGACCGCCCTGAAGAGCCCGACCGCGATCTTCGCCAACAGTATCGGGGACCTCGAAGAGCGCGGCCGCGGCTCGAGCGCGGCGATGGGCCTGCTGACGGGCACGTTCGGGAAGTTCACGGCCGCTGGCGTCGCGGTCAATGTGATCAACCGGCTCGGCGGCGAGCTCTCGAACCTGGTCGCGCGGGGATCGCAGATCGGACCGCTAGAGCAGTCGTTCGAGCGGCTGTCGACCAGCGTCGGGCAGAACAGCGAGGACATGCTCGACAGCCTCCGCACCGCGACGCGTGGCATGGTGCAGGACTTCGACCTGATGCAGTCCTCGAACAAAGCCCTGCTGCTCGGCCTGCCGGTCACGGCGGATTCCATGGCCGAACTGGCGAAGACGGCGAGCGTCCTCGGGAAAGCGATGGGGCAGGACGCGACGAAGTCCTTCGATGACCTGATCACCGCGCTCGGCCGATCCTCGCCGCTCATTCTCGACAACCTCGGGCTCACCGTCAGCGTCGAGAAGGCGAACGAGAAATATGCGGCCAGCCTCGGGAAAACCGCGGACGCGCTGACCGACGCCGAAAAGCAACTCGCCTTCTACAACGAGGCGATGGTCAAGGCGCGCGAGCGCACGAATCAGATCGGGGAGCAGTCGCTGACGGCGAGCGAGCACGCGGTCTCGGCCTGGAATATCGTCGCGAACGTGGTCACGCGGACCGCGGGATCGATTGATAAGGCGGCCGGGGAACTGATCTCCGGCGCCGGTCAAGCGGCGTCCAGTGTCGCCGGCTTCTTCGCGGATCTCTACAACAACGGCGTGCGGGCGACGCTGGCCGTCCGGCTGTTGAACGACGAGATGCGGAAGGTGACGCAGGCCGGGGCCGGGGCGGCCCCGCCGGTGGTCGTCAGCGAGTCGCTCTCGGCACGCGTGCAGCGGCTGCAAGAGGACCTCAAGAACCTGACCGTCGAGCAGCGGAAAAACATTGCGGCCGGCGAGGCGCTGGGTCTCTCCAACGACAAGATCGCTGAGAAGGTTAATGCGCTCGGCGGGAAGGTCCAGATCACCGCCGAACACTTGAAGCTCCTGGAGACCAACACGCGCGCCGTGGCGAAGGCCAACACGGACCTCGAGCGATCCGCCGGCGAGATGGTCAAGCGCGTGCAGGATCAAGCGACCTCCCAGCGCAAAGTCGAGACCAGCCTCGAGGGCACGCTGCGGGCGCTCCGCGAGTACGTGACCGAGCATCGCGTTGCCAATGAGATCATCACGGCGACGATCCCCGAGCTGCACACCTGGGCCGACGAGTTGAACCACGCGCGGGCGGGCGTCGCGGCGATGGTCCCGGCGCTCGGCACCATGAACGCGCAGATGGCTGAGATCCAGCGCACCGCGCGCGGCTTCATCCAGCAAGCGACCGCGGCGATCGAGGCGGAATTTCAGCGCGGCCTGAACTTCGGCGGCCGGTTGTCCCAGACCATCATCAGCGCGTTCCAGGGCGGCGGCGACGTCGGGCAGGCCATCGGGGCGCAGCTCGGGGCCGACATCGGCGGCGTGCTAGGGAAGACCCTGGGGAAGACGCTGGCGAAGTCGCTCGGTGAGACGCTCGGCGGAGCGATCGGCGGCCTGCTCGGGCCACTCGGCGCGCTCGCGGGCTCACTCCTCGGGGATTTGTTTAGCAACATCGGCGGACCCTCTGCCGATGAACTGCTCGGCCGCGACGTCGTGGCGAGCTTTGAACAGACCCTGCAGGGCACGCTGACGGCACAGCAAAAGCTCGAAGCTGGCAATGAGTCGTGGAAGCTGACGACCATCGCGGTCAGGGATGCGTACGTCGCCGCCGGCCGAACGGCCGCCGAAGCCGAGAAAGCGGTCGCGAAGCTGTGGGCCTCCAGCAAGAGCGGCGCGGATGCCTCCCGGCTGGCCGTGCTCGAGATTCAGGCGGTCATGGACATTGCGGCCTCCAAGCAGGAAGAGATCGCGCAATCGCAACAGGACAGCGCGAAGGCGATCGAAGAGGCGACGGCCGGCATCCGGTCGCAGATCGATGCGCTGTCGTCGGAGTACGACGCACTCAACAAGAGCATTGCGAACGAAGCGCCCGAGGAGGTGCTCGGCATCGTCGAGACACTGGCCCGTGAGCGCATGAAGGCGATCGAGATCGAGCGGACAGGCCTGGAAGCCGAGATGGATCGGGTCACGAAACAGGTTGAAGAGAACCTGGCTGGACTCGGACCAGCGGCCGAAGACGCCGCTCGAGCCATCGAGGACGCCCTCCGGAACATCCGCATCGAGCCGATTTCGATCCCGATCGAGTCGAGCGGGGTCCCGGCGCTGGGCTCCGGCGGCATCGTGCGGAAACCGACGCTCGCGCTCATCGGCGAGTCGGGTCCGGAGGCGGTCGTCCCGCTCGGGTCAGGGTTCGGTGACGCGGGCGCGCCGATTGTGACGCAGGTGTTTCTCGACGGACGGCAGATCGCGGAGGCGACCGTCCCGCATATCCCGCACGTCGTGCGCCGGCGGACATGAATGCCGACCTATACGCTGACGATCGGGGGCGTGGCGAAGGACATCAAGGCCGGCACGCTGCGGATCAGTGAGACCCTGAACGGGCGTAACACGCTGGCGTGTGAGGTGATCTCCTGGGATGGCACGTATCGTCCCGCGATGGGGGCCGAGGTGATCTATACCAAAGACAGCACGCGCCTGTTCGGCGGCCTGATCGACGTGCCGGCCGAGCGCGGGCTGTCCCCCTACGGCGGCACACGGATCGTGAATACCGTCTCCGCGGTGGATTTCAATGCCTACGCGGATCGCCGGTACGTGACGGAGACGATCCCTGCCGGGACGCTGAAGGCCGCGCTCCAGGTCCTCGACAACTACCTCGCGACCTACGGCGTGACGCTCGACGCCGGGCAGGTCAACGGTCCGACGCTCCAGCAGCTGATTTACAACTACAAGCTCCTGCGCGAGTGTCTCGACGAGCTGTCTGTGATGACGGGCTATGTCTGGGAGATCGATTACAACAAGATCCTCCGCATGACCCTGCCGGGCGGGACTGCGGCGCCATTCGATGTCGTACCAGCCTCCGATCCCTCGACGGTCCGGGGTGACATCACGGTGTCGACCGAGCGACAGGAGTACGCCAACCGCATCATCCTGCGGGCGGGGCCACGCGCGCCTGAAGATTTTGTCGCGGGCTGGCACGGGAACGGGGTCGCGGACACGTTCACGATGTATTTCCACATCCTCCAGCATTACGGATTCGTCTGGGTCGATACCCCGGCGCCGGAGCATCCGGAAACGCTGGGCGCGGCCGGGTCCGGAGCGCAATGGATCTTCACCGAGGGCACGCCGCAGACTATGACTAGGGCCGCCGGCGCGCTCGCGAACGGGGCGCTGGTGCTACTGCGGGCACTCACGGACTTTCCCGTCACGGTGCAGGCTGACGACGCCGCCGAGCAGGCGTCGCAGGGCCTGTGGGAAACCGTCGTCGAGGTGCCGGCGATGTATGTCGAGGACGCCGCGCAGGCGCTGGCCGACGGTTATCTCGAGCGGACGGTCACGGCCTTCAAGGTCGTCGAGTACTTGACGCCACGGGAGGGCATTCTCCCCGGCCAGGTGCAGACGATCACGGTGCCAGACCGGAACCTCTCGGGGCAATTCCTGATCACGGATGTTGAGATCAACGATACCGCCGACCACGAGTTCCTCCGGCGCGTGCGGGCCGTCGGGGGGACGACGATCCCCGGGTCGTGGCGGGACCTGTACCGCGAGTGGAGCGGGAGCAGCGGCACGTCCGCGGCGGCGTCGGCGACGTTTACGACGCCGAGCAGTGGGCCTCTGCTCGGAGGCCCTGCGTATCTGGGCGGCGCGCGGAATACCAGCGTCGCGCCGAGCCCGGCGGCCTGGACGCCGGTCCCGGACTACGTGCCGTTTACGGCGACGACGTCCTTCGGCGGACGGGTGCGGGCGCAGATTTTCACGCGGAACGCCGGCGTCACGGTCACGGCGCGGCTGTTCAATGTCACCGATGCGGTCGCCGTCGCGACGTCGAGCGGCGTCACGTCGCAGACGGCCACAGAGGTGACGTTCCTGGTGAGTATCACGGAAGGGAAGACGTACCGGCTCGAGGTGCTGTCGTCGTCGAGCGGCGAGGGCGTCTTCGGGATCGGTGTCCTGGAGAGCGCATGAGGACCAGAGGGATCGCGATCCTGATCGCGCTGATCGTCTCGAGCGGCACGGCGTGGGCGCAAGAGGAGCTGACCGTCACGAAGATTTACTCGCCGTCGGCGACCGACCTCACCCTGGTCCCGACGAGCGACGTGGTCCTGAACCCGACCGGGAAAGACGTCCTCCCAGGCCTCGGCTACGACGTCAACCTCGGCATGCTGACGAAGAAGTATCTCACGCTGCATGCCGCGGAGCTCTGGGTGGAGACGCTGGTGGCGCAGAACACGCTGGCGACGATTGGCGGGCGGGTGCTCGTGGCACCCACAACCCTGCTGACGGCAGATCTGTCGTCTGGCGCGACGTCGATTACGGTCAAGCATAACAACCTGGCGAACGGCGACCGAGTGTACATGGAGGCTGACGGCAAGGTCGAGTTCATGGCGATCGCGTCCGGCGCCAGCGGGAGCGCGGGCGCGTATGTCTACAGCGTGACGCGGAATCTCGACGGCTCTGGCGCGAACGACTGGTATGCCGGAGATGCGATTCTGAACACTGGCCAGACGGGGAACGGGTTTATTGACCTCTATTCGGTGCGGGGCGTGAAGGCCGGGACTGAGATCGGGCCTACGATTGTCGGGAATGTGCGCGCGAGCTCCACGTATAACGACTGGTCCCCGCGATGGGCCATCGGCAATCTCGACGGGCTGTATGGGTACTCGGGGTCTACCTATGGTGCGGCGTTCGGTGTGCCAAGTGGGGCACGTGTGACCGTGGACAGCACGAACGGGATTCGCATCTACGGCGGAGACAACGACCAGAAGGTCACGATTGACACCAGCGGCAACGCGACGTTTGATGGGAACCTCACGGTGGGCACGGGTCGCAACATGATCCGGAATTCCGACTGCACGGTCGCCACGACCGACTGGAACCTATTCACGAATACCGGCCTCACGACGCAGCTGCTCGGCCCATGGCCAGGCGTCGGCGATTGGGGCCTCGGCGGGTATCCGAACGACTGTTACATCGCGGTCACCGGCACACCGAGTGCCGGCGCGGTGTCGTCGGCATTCGGGGGCGGACTCGTCGGCGGCGCCGGATTCAATGGGATCTCTGTTCTCGCGGATCAACGATACGAGGCGAGTGCGTACATCGGGGTCCATCGGAGCGGCGACACATACGCGCTGATCCAATGGTTCAACTCGAGCGCGACCTTGATTTCGAGTAGTAACGGGAACGTCTGCACGGCTGCGAAGGCCGGTGGGGCGACGCTGTCGGGCTACTGCCGTTCCGGTGTCGTGGCGACCGCGCCGACTGGCGCCGTCGCCGCGCGCCTGGTCGTGCAGACGACGCACACCGCGGAACTCGACCCGTTCATTTTCATGGCGCATATGTATTTCGGGGAGGCCGCGCCCGCGCAAGAGGATCTGACACCTTGGGGGGCCGCCGGAACGACCGCGATCAACAACGGCCTGATCGAGACAGACGCGATCAACGCGCGCACGATTGCGGCCGACTCGATCACGACGTCGGAACTCGCGGCCGATAGCGTGACGAGCGCGAAGATCGTTGCTGGGACGATCGTCGCCTCGGACATTGCCAGCGGCACGATCACGGCCACGCAGATCGCGGCCAACACGATCACGGGCGACGAAATCGCCGCGATTCAGTTGTCGGC